AAATAATCCAGACTTCTACTGTGTTCCGGCAGCAATGTATGAACGCATGAGAGATCTAATTGAAGATCAGGAACTAATTAAACTAGCCGAGCAAGTTGATACTGACGAAACTGTGAAGGTATCTATTAATGAGTTACGAGCTAGAGTTCTCAAAAACAGCTCTTAAAAAGTTTGACAAACTTAACCCACAAATCGCTGAGCAGTTTATTCGTAAGCTGGAAGCAATCCTAGATAACCCTAAGATACCGAAGAATAAGCTGAGAGGATCAGTTGATCTATATAAGATTAAACTGAAATCAGCAGGATACCGCCTTTTATATCAAGTCAAGGATGATGTAGTCGTAGTTCTTGTTCTTGATGTAGATAGGCGAGATGTTATCTATAAACAGATGTGATATAGCCCGCTTTTGCGGGTTTTTTATTAATATAAAGTCAGTTTTCTAAAATGGAACTGATTAAAAACCAATAGCAAAAACATCCTTAATCTTGTTGCATAAATCTGCATTTTGAGCATCAAAATTATGCAACAATCTAATCCGATTTTACTAAATCAGCTTAAACAAGATTACATTGCTCTACAGCAACTTGGTTCACCATTATTAGCGTGTCAGGGGATGTTTGTTCCTCGTGGCATGGAAGACCTTCGCTTCTTATTTAAAAGTTGCCCACGGCCAATTGTGAGTAATGAAGATCCAGCAGAAGTTCAATATGCGGGTGGTTTTACAGGAATTGTTGCTGGTCCCCCGAAAACCCATTACACAGGCAACCTTCAAATCCTAGTAACTGAAGCAGGGCATGATCAACTATTAGCTGAATATGTCGTAGCTAGTGGTGGAATCATCCATGGTGATTATTACGATGGCCGTTTAGGTAGTTTTACCCGTTCTTATGCACTTGAAAACTGTGCTATACGCTTTGAGTCAGCTGAGTATGATTCAGATAGCCGATCTCAAGTTATGACAGTTTCTTGCCCAATCGACTATAACTACTTTGGTAGCTTCGCAAACATTGGTACCAACGGCAGTATTCAGCCGGGTAAAAAAGAAATTGATGGTACAGCTGAACTTGTGAATCGCGTTCAGCAGGTAATCAATACTGCTCAACAAGCTGTACGCAACTCAACGATTAATGCGACATCACGTACATTAGGCAATCTTTTCGGGTAATGGCTATGAAGTTATTACCTGAATCTGAAGGGTATGCTGTAGTTGCTGGTTCTATCCAGCAACTTTCAGAAGAACTCTATAAAGAATATCAATTATCGGGCTATTCAATTTTGCTTGATGATATCGTGAAAGCATTTTTAGATGAGGCAAAATATTATGCCGGATGGGCTGTTTTAGATTGTCAAACTAAAGCTACCACGAGTATTGAACTGAATGAAACTATCGAACTTAGCGGTGATGAGTACGTAATCATCCAACCTTTAGTAAAAGCTCACTGTGATCTTTTGCAAGCTAGATTGGTTGAAGCTACTCGTGGGCTCGGAGTCGAAAGTTATGGGCTATCTGTATCAGAAGCTCAACAGAACTATAATGAAAAGAAAGACGCTTTGCCTAAACTTGCGTTTTGTATGGCCCCTATGAGTTTTAATTTTAACTTGGGGAACCGTTAATGCAAATCACCATTGTATCTGCGGGTAAAATTATTCCAGCGTCTGAGCTGATTAGTGCAACTTTAAGAACTGATCTCATACCTATTCCCGCATCTATTGAGTTCACAGTTCAATCTACTACTGAATTAGACTCCCTTTTAAAAGAAGGGGAGCTACTTACTGTAAATGACATATCTCATCCTTTCGAACTTATCAAAGTTACCCCTCTAAAAACTCAGACTATTAAACAAGATCGGCGAGTAGGTGGCATCTCATGTATTGGTATTTTGGCTGGTTGTAAAAGACTTATCGAATATTCAAAGCAAGCAATTATTAGTAATGAAACTTCTTTTAATTCAGTAATTCGAGCTTGTGGTGCAACGATCAGTCTGGGCAGTGATTTACCTTTGCCTAAATTTGTTTGTTTAAAGGGTAGTATGCCTACACAGCGCTTGGCTCATTATCTGCAACAAGAAGCAGCTGTAATTTGCTTTCAAAATAATAAAGTGTCTGCTCAAAAAATTGATTCTTTCTTCAAAAAGGAACCTATCACAAAACTAGATCCTAGCAGTGTCGTTTGGATATCAAGTAAACCTTTGGAACTGATGCAAAAATCATCTTTTGTCACAGTTGAGAATAACGGTTCAACGGTTGTTGGTGATGACTCAATAACCCCAGGCCACACTGTGACGCAAAGAGCTGGTTTAGATGCCCGACAAGTCAAAAACTTGGAAAAAGTTTTGATTATGCGTGGGACCATTATTAGACCACTAAATTTGAACTGGAATGCAGGCGATATATTTGAAATAGATAGTAAGACGTATGTCGTTTTAACTGCTGCACATCATATAGATACAGGCGCAATCGGGGGATCAATGGGGACTTCATCAAAGTTCTGGATTGCTAATTTGTAGGTCAAATATATGAATGGTTTAAAACGTGCAAAGATTTTAAGTTACAACGCAAAAGGTCGTACTGCACAAGTACACATTCATGGTTTAACTGATGGCGCGAGTGAAGGAATTACAGCAACTTTTGCTTATCCAGTCGGCGATAGTGATTTAGATACAGAAATTCAAATAGTTGATGGTGAAGACGTCTATGTCTTCTTTGAAAATGGTAATGAAGAACGTCCAGTAATCCATAGTTATGTCAGTCACGGAGACGGCGCGATTGTAGGTGTGCGCCGTATTCGACAAGATAATATTGAATTTATCTCTAAAGAAAATTTAAAAGTAGATTCTGGCACAACCGTTTCGATCAAAACGCCGTTAATGAATGTACAAGCTAATACTCAACAAACTGGTAATAGCACATTAACGGGAAATAGCACTGTAATGGGTAATACTTCAGTAGCTGGCAATAGTTCTGTAGCGGGTAGTATGGCCGTTGGCACAACGCTTACGGTTGCTGGTGTGCCTATTGACCCTAACGCTATTGAAGGTGCATTTAAAGACGCTCTCGATAAGTTAGAAGGGCTTAAGGAGGAATTAAAAGAACAAGGGGAGAAGATTGAAAATAACGAACAAACTAATCAAGAAATTGAAGAAAAGGTAAAAGAAGTAGAAGATTTAATTGAAAACATTAAAGATTCTGATGCTTTTAAATTGCTTGAAGAAGGAATGAAACATTTTGATGAGGAAGTTCAAAAGATTCATGAACAAGTTAAAGAAGTTAATCAGATCGCTCAAAATAAAGTCGATGAAGTTCGTGCTTATATAGATCAAGAAATAAATAATACTAAATTAATTGTAGATCAACATAATAATGAGGCTAATCTACGATTGGATGAAGCCAATCAACGTATCGATCAGTCTATTCAAGCTAATGAAGCATTGGTTGCTGATGCTCAACAACGTGCAATTCGTGCTGAGAAAGAACTCGATGATAAAATCGGTTTTATTAAAAGTGAAACAGATTCAATCATTGCTGATGTAAGAAGTGATTCAAATGAAATTCGGTTAGTCGCAGAAAACGCAAAAAAAATTGCGGATCAAGAAGTTCTGGACCGTAAAAAACAAGCAGCTGACACACTAAATGTTATTGATCAAACTAAGGCCGCCTTAAAACAAGACATTGATCAAAACTTAGTTAAAGCTGGTCAAATGATTGATGACGCTAAATTAGCATTAGGTGAAGAAACTAATACACTCATTAATCAAAAAATTGAACCGGTTGTAACCCAAACTGAAGCTGCAGTTAAAAAAGTAGATCAAATTGCAGCTCAGTATATTGATCTTGATAAGAAAGTTGATTCTGGTTTTCTAGCTGAAGCTGAAGCACGTGCAAATGATAAAGAGGCTTTAACTCAAAGTTTTGAGCTTAAGTTTGCTGAAATGCAAAACGAATTCGGTAAGTCAAACGCTCTAATTTCAGAAGATATAAAAACTCTAGCAGCTCAAGATAAAGCGTTTACTGAGCAAATTAGCACCGCACAATCACAAATTGGTGACAACAAAACTGCTATTAACAAAGTCGAACGTACTGTAAGTGATTTGAATCAATCTATTGCTGAGAAAACCTCACAAATTGAATCTACTCTTAAAAACTCACAAGAACAAATAGAAGGTAATGCCGCAAACATCGAAAAAGTAGAATCTTCAGTGAAACTTGTTGATGAGAAGGTTGTTTCAGAAGCAAAAAAACTTGAAGATCTAAAAACTGACTTTAATTCGAATAAAACTAAAACAGAGTCGGATATAGCAACAATTGCTCAATCAGTTTCTGATGGTGATAAAGCCTTATCTTTACGTATCGACCAAACGAAAGCAGCTTTGGAAGAAGCTGATCGGAAATCTAATGCAAATATTTTAGAAGTTACTGAGTCACTTACCGAGTTGGAACAGTCTACTGCTTCAAAATTTAGTGAACTTGATACAAGTATCTCTAAAGAAAACTTAAAGGTACAAGGGCAAATTACTGATGTTCAAAAAAGTGTTTCGACCTTAGAAAGTAATACAAATACAAGCATAAATGGCCTTTCATCATCACTTAAAACTACTGATGATCTTGCAAAATTGGCTTTTGATAATGCAGCAGAAGCGCAGCAAACAGGAACAACGGCGGTAAAAGCTACCGAAGCCCTTTCTCAAAATTTATTAAGTCTAACTTCTGGGGTACGTGCAGTCGTCACAACAAAAGGTATTGATGACTGGACACGTTGGCGTACCACTGCAGAAGCGAAAGTAATTCAAGATTCTGATGCACTAGGTGGTTATATTCTTGAGCTTGGGAATAATGCTGATAATGATGAAACATGGGTTCATTGGAATGAGTTTGTAAAGATTAACCCAGATACACTTTATCGGGTTCGTGCACGTTTCCGCCGTGTACTCGGTGAAAATGGATCTATTTATCTTGGTGTTGCATGTAAAAATGCAGACCAAAGTAAATACGTAACGACTACAAACACCCTTGCAGGAGATATGGGTTCTTCTAACTACTTATTGTCGGCCATTAAACCTAATTTAGGTGAATGGCAAGAAGTAGTTCTATACATGAAGGGTAAGTCTACTGGGGCAGCAACTGGCTTAGGGACAATTGATAATCCGCGTACTTTCCCCGCGCAAGCTGAATTTTATGCCCCAATCTTTATTGCAAACTACAACTTCCAGACAGGAATTTGTCAGCTTAATTACATTATTGTTGAAGATAACAACTCATTAGCTTCAGCTAATGATGCAACCGCAACAGCAAATGATTTATTCAAAACAGCAACTAACAGAACAGAAGCTGAAGCTGAAAGGACCAGTAAGCTTGAAACAAGAATGCAGAATGCAGAAACAGGTATTCAGAGCAATGCTCAAGCTTTATTGAAAACAGCTACAAAGAGTGATCTCGAAAGTGCAATGGGCCGTGTATCGACTGATATAACAGCTGCTGTAGATAATTTAAAAATCGGTGGTGTTAATGCTGTTGCTAATTCAGAAGCTCCTAGAACATCGACAGCTACAACAAGTCGTGAATACTTAATGTATGAACGAAGCAAAGAGTTAAAAGTTTTTTATGACGAAAACTTAGATAAGCCGGTTACCATTTCATTTGAAGTGAGTGTACCTGTTGCCGGTTCGGTTCAGGTTTACTCATCTAATGGTTCTGCCCACTTTTTCACAACTTCAGTTACAGTAACTAAAGCAAATGAATTTCAAAAATTTGCAGTGACGGTTTTTCCTAAATTTAACACTGGCAGTTCAACTGAATCTACAATTGAGTTTTACGGTACATATGGCTCAGGCCGAATTCCAACAATTCAAAAATTACAGATCGAAGCCGGCAATAAACCTACAGCATGGAGCCCAAGCCCTCGGGATACGCAAAGCTCATTAAATGCTAATGCAGAAGCGATTAAGATCACTCAAGCGGAAGTTAAGAAGCACGGCGAAACATTGTCTTCTCAAAGTTTAGATATTTCTAAGCTTAGAAATGATCTAAATTTAACTAATAATGAAGTAAATAAAAAGGCTTCGTCAGAAGCATTGGAAGCAACGAAATCAGATGTAACAGAACAAGCTGGACAGATTAAAGCAGTTACAGAGCAAGCAACAGCACTCTCTGCAAGTTTGAGTAGAGCCGCAGCTGCTG